CGGACTCCCCGAACTCCTCAACATCGGCAATCGGCAATTTCTGATGATGGGGAATCGAAGTGGGTCCGTTGTGGCGGCAACAGGCGGTTCATCCTCCGGCGGTGGTACCAGGCAGGGGTCAGGCTCCGGCGCCCCGTCAGTCAACGTCATCATCAACAACAACAACAATTCCGACGTGTCGCAACAGTCACAGTCCAATGGCAACGGCGGTATTGACCTGATCGTGACTGTAGATAACCTCGTTGCGAAGAATCTGAATAAGCATGGCTCAAGCTCCAGTAAGGCTCTCCGTAAGGGCTATGGGGCAAGGCCGATACTGACAGGGAGATAACATGTCTATACCCGTATGGCCAGCGTCCCTTCCTCAAAGGCTCCTGATAAAGAGCTATTCCGAATCTCCCGCTGATGTCCTGTTGCGTACGTCCATGGACTTCGGCCCGGCAAAGGTTAGGCGAAGGGGAACGGCGGGGCCACGGCCTGTATCGGGGAGCATTATCGTCACTGCGGCTGAACTTGCCACGTTCAAGACGTTTTTCAACACGACGTTGTTGGGCGGGTCACTCCGGTTCCGCTGGCGCGATCCGATAATCAGCGGCCAGACAATGCTGGTTAACACTGTTTCGGGGGCATCGGGCATTGTCGAAACATCCGACGGCATGGCATTTGTCGATTCGGGAACAGACATTGCGGAATATGACGGCTGTAAGGCGATTGTTACCGATTCCGCCAGTAAGACCGCGGTAGGCTATATCCATCACGACACCTCGGATGACCCTTTTGTGCAGATGACCTACGCCTCTTCGGGTTCAAGTGGCATAAGGGTTGCCGATAATGATAACATAGATTTCGGCACGGGGAATTTCACCCTTGTCTGGAAGGGGGCGTTGCCGGATTGGACACCCTCGCCGCCAGGAGTCAGATTAATCAAGAAGCGTAATGGTGGTGGCTGTTATGACTTTTATATATCAGCTGATGGGAAAATAGGCATTTATAACGGAGCTGTCAGCTATATGGTGGATAACCCGGCATTAACAGATGGAACAATACATGAAATAACAGCAGTAGTAACCCGAGAAACGGCATCAGTGTCCGGGTCAATGGTCTTGTATATTGATGGTAGCTTGCATCGGACAGTGACAATACCCGCTGGTGTCCCTGCATCATGGTCGAACAATGCATCATTGGAAACATTAGGCTATATAATTGGAAAAAGACATGCTGGCACCGTGAGCAAGGTTATCACCTACAACCGCGCCCTCACCGCCGCCGAAGTCCTGAGTTTGTACCAAAACGGAGTTGCCGAAGCGGATAAGTGGGGGAGTCAGACGGCACTTAACGTATCATCATGTGTCAACCAGTCGTATGATACCTTTGACGGAGCAAGTAGTACTGGGTTTCATGCGGCTTATACTGGCACTGGAACTCAACGTGCTAGTACGCACGATGAAATTCCGTACGTGCTTGGAAAACGTTATAGCGTCAGTTTCAACGCGACGCTTACATCAGGTCGGGCACCTATTGTTTATCCTCTTGCATGCGTAGGTGGAACATCAGTAGGTGCTACTGCTCAGACCATAGTAGCTGGAGCAAATTTACTGGAATTTACAGCTACAACAACTACTACGGGTGTGGTGCAGTTTTATAATACAGCGGCGGCGGAGTATACAATAGATAGCTTGGCAGTAAGGCAACTCGGCGCAACCCTCGCCCTCGAACCCGAAGGCATCAACACAACTAACTGGACAGACTCATCGGACAACGGCCTCGACGCTTCGTATCCGGCTACGGGATACAGTATCTACCCTGATGGGACAGGGGTAAGAATAGCGTCAACTGCAAACGGTTCCGCATACAATTTCTCATCCATCGAGGACGGGTTCAGCGCATCAGGCGTACACACAATAAAAATCTATGACTATCTGGAAATGCGCTTTACCAAAACCCCGTCATGGCAGGCCTTGTCCGGCGACCTTTTTGAGATAGCCCTTGAACTGGAGATCCTGCCATGAACGTATCCCTCAACTTCCGTCAGGCGGCCTACGCATCTGAAACGGGGCGGTTCCCGATTGGCCTCATCACCATCAGCCATGATGATCTTGCAGAGGACATTCTCGTTTCGACAGACCCGACAGCCCGTCTCGAGGAACACACAACGGACGTACAGATCGTATACGGTACGGTATCGCGGGGCAATACCTACCTGTTTTTCCCCATGAGAATCAAACTGCCCGACGATACCGACGAGGGGCCGGGCGAGATGCAGATTGAGATAGACAACGTTCACCGGACGTACATCGAGACGATACGGAGCATTTCAACTCCTGCATCGTTCACCGTTGAATGGGTGATGGACAATGACCTCGACACAGTAGAGGCGTCATGGCCTGATTTCCAGTTGGTCAATGTCAAATACAACGAGACGATAATCACTGCGACGCTGAAACTTGAGACTCAGGAACGAGAGCCGTTCCCGTCGGGCAGTTTTTCACCGTCATACTTTCCGGGGATATTCTGATGGCATGGACAGACGAATATATAAACATCCCTTTCCAGTGCGACGGTCGTGACCGCTCCGGGTGTGACTGTTACGGTTTGGTCTGTCTCGTCTACAAGGAACGCCTCGGCATCGAGCTGCCGGACTATAAGGGTGTGTTTACCGATCACGACATAGCCACTCTGCGCCGCGTGGCCAAGGAAATGAAATCCTATAAGGAGAAATGGCAAAGGGTCCAAACCCCACAGCTTTACGATGTGGTTATGCTCAGGACCGGGGCGTATACATGGCACGTTGGCCTTGTCCTCGACAATCACCGGATGCTCCATGTCATGACCGGCATCAATTCAGTCGTTGAGGATTACACAGGCCGATATTGGGGCAATCGCGTTGAGGAATTCAGGAGGTGGGACCGTGCCTGATAGACAGGTTATCGTTTCCCCGTTTCCCACGCGCTCACCGAAACCCCTCATGGTCGCAGAGGGCATATCCATTAAGGGGATCATCACCCGGATGTACGAGCAGGGCAATGTCCCCGCCGTGTGGCGTGATTACCGGGTGATGGTTGAGGTCAACGGCGAGCCGATTCCGATGGACAAATGGGATACCGTCCCCTCCGTCAATGACCATGTTCTGATCTACGTTCCCCTGCATGGCGGTGGCGGTGGTGGCGGCGGGAAGGATCCCTTGAGGACAATCCTGTCGGTTGTCGCGATTGCCGTTGCTATAGCCGCACCGTATGCCCTTGCGGCATCATTCGGCGGGAACCTGTTAACCTTTGCAGGCATGAGCGCGGGCGCCACCATATCGATGTATTCGGGCGTGGCCTTAACCGCATCAATGATGCTCATCGATGCCATAGCACCCGTGAGACAACCTGATTCCGGTCTGTCAGGAACGACGAGCCAAACGTACAATGATAGCCCGACGTATAGCATCAGCGGGTCGAAGAATCAGTCAAAC